CCGTTTTATACGGACTTACAGCTCAGTAATGCTGAGCAAGAGCTCTGGATGCAAGGAGCGCGGGCCATTAGGTCCGCACGACCCAATAAACCCGCCCTGGACATTCCTGTCCTGGTTGGGGAGCTGCGCCGAGAAGGTATTCCTACCATTATCGGTTCGCTTATGAGTCGTTCTAAAACCGTCCGCGACGTTTTTCGTCAAGGCGGCAAAGAGTATCTAAACATTCAGTTTGGTTGGGCCCCGCTTGTGCGGGACTTGATCAAATTGCTCGAACTCATACCAGAAAGTCGCCGTCGTATTGAACAATACGAACGGGATATCGACCGACTGGTGAGGAGGAGGTACCACTTTCCAGACCAGATCACGACGAACAATACCTTGAGCTTTGCTCCTGGTAGTTCGTCGTATCTACCCCTGGCGGGAACGCCATGGGGTGCGATACCACAGGATAATATATCCTTTGCACCGTCTGGTCAGGCGCCGGAACAAGTCAACCAAACCACCGTGAAAACTTGGTTTTCAGGTGGTTTCCGGTTTTATCACCGGTCAGTGCCAAAAGCACTTGAGGAGCTTTCTCTTTTAGAAGAGAAGGCTAATCTCCTTTTGGGGACTAGACTTGATCCTGAGATTTTATATAATCTCACGCCTTGGACATGGTTGGCCGATTGGTTCGTCAACTTTGGCGACGCCGTAAGCAATGCTTCGGCGCTACTCTCGGACGACCTTGTGATGCAATATGGCTATTTGATGCGTACAACTAGCATCGAAACTACGGTAGTTTGGCCTCAAGGCCTTTACTACGCGGCTCCAACCGGGAGCGCCACTTTTGTATGGAAGCCCCGTTCACCACGGGAGCCTTTCATACAAACTAATTCTCGCGTCATTAAACAACGCGGGAAAGCATCACCCTTTGGGTTTGGCCTAAACCCGTCAGACTTTTCTGTTGACCAATGGGCTATCCTCGCTGCTCTCGGGATTTCTCGAGTGTAGCATCCACAATTGAATATACAATTCAATAATGAACTGCAAGGAGTAATGCCATGGCAATTGCCGATCCTCAGTCCGTCACCATTGGCGGGGTAGCAAATTCGCTACCCCGTACTGGTTCGGGAGACAACCACGGCGTCTTTACTAAAGACGACCGTACGGTTGCCCTGAAGGTTACC